CTTTCTCGCTTGAGCCAACTGCCCCGCGCCATGGGCGGCAGTTGTACGCTCGGCCGCTGAAGGATTACCAAGTCATCTACGGCACGAAGCTCAGGCAGATAAAAAACTGGATCGCCGCCGGGCGGGAAAAGCAGCCGGCGGATCTACCGCCACTCCATGATCCCGCCGCGCTGCCGGCCTGGTGGAGTCGGCACTATGAGCGCACCGTCCCCGAGAAACTCATCGCCGCCTCAGCAAAGGCGCAGGCCGGCGCCCAGGGCCCGGCCGCCACGGCACAACCACATTCCCCCAAAAACGAAAGCCCCACCGCAGCTCCCGCTGGTGTACCGTCGCCAGCGGGAGCGCCCGCGCCAGAGCCACCGCGTAACCCGCGCGCCACGATCGAGGACTTCGACAAGGTCACCGGCCTCGACTTGGCGGCCGGCGTGGATCGCCTGAAGAAAGCCCTCTCCGTCGTAGTCCGCGACTACGAGCAAGCCCTGGCCAACGCCGACACCGATGACGCGACGCTCTCGATGCGGGCCGCCCGGGTGGACAAATGCATGGAGCGCCTCCGCAAGATGGAGGGCACCCTCGACGAGATCCGCAAATCCCGCGAAGAGCTGATCGACCGGGCCGCTGCAGCGGAGGATCTGCGCCGCGTCCATTCGGCAATGGCCACCTCACTCGCTGGCGGCATCGTCGACCGCTTCGGTCTCGATCGCGCCGCGGTGCTGGCCTTCGTCGATCACTGGTATGGCGCCCTGCGGCAGTCGCGCTTCTTCAGCGATTCCGGGCCCGACTCCGCCACCCCTGCGAATGTCGCCGCATGATCGACCAGCTTCCGCTCATTGACGCGCCGCCGGCCTCAGCACCACCGCCATCCGCGCCACCCATAGCGCCCGTCACCCGGGCCGGTGACGCCCGCGCTGCCGTCACGACTGTCACCCGCGCGCTGCGCACCACCCGCGCCTGGCTCGTCGACGAAGTACTCATCCCCTGTTACCGCGCCCTGATCTCCAAGCTCAACGTCTGGCAATGGGCCGACGCCGGCAACGTCTTCCTCGATGAGAAGGCCACCGCCCAGCCCGGCTACTACGCCTCCTCGAAGACCCCCTACGTCCGCCGCTTCTGCGAGACCTACACCTCTCCCGACTGGGATGAGGATCACGTGATGAAGTCCTCGCGCGTCGGCATCACCGAGGCCGCGCTCAACATCGTCCGCTTCATGCCGGAGAACTCCCCCGGCCAGGCCCTCATCGCCCTCGACTCCACCGAGGAGGCCAAGAAAGTCGCCGCCGAGCGCCTCATCCCCACGCTCCCCACCGCCTCGCTGACCGATGACGCCGACGACGTAACCAAGAAAGTCATCCGCCTGCGGAACATGGTCATCCATATCTCCGGCTCCTACTCATCCACCATCTTCCGAAACAAGTGGCTGAAGTTCGCCTTTCTCGATGAGGTTGAGGTCGTCGAGGAGATTGTCGAGGAAGGCACCCTCCACGATCTCGCCCGCTCCCGCCAGGCTGATGTCCCAGGGGCCAAACTCTTCACCGCCTCCAAGCCGAAGAAGTGGCGCAGCAAACACCACTGCGAGGTCGTCACCGGGACCCTCGAGGCCTACCTTGTCGAGTGTCCCCACTGCGGCACCTGGCAGGAGCTCTCCTTTGACGGCACCTCCCCCACCTACGCCCTCCGCATCGAGGACTCCCTACGCCACGGCGAGCCCCCGCTCTCTCCGCCCCTCGGCCAGTATGATCCAGTCAACGCCCGCTATCTCACGCCCCCCGCTCCCCGCCTCGGCCGCTTCCGCTTCGAACACTGCAAAGACCTCCTCGGCCAGTGGGACCTCGCCCGCATCGAGAAGGAAACTTTCTACGAGTGCGCCTCCGAGTCCCACTGCACGATCACCAACGCCGAGCTCAAGGCCGCCATCCAGCGCGGCCCCGACCGCTGGCTCATCACCAATCACCGTCACGTCCCACGCAAGCGCTCCCGCCACATCTGGGACGTGCACTCCCCCCACGAGAAGCTCTCCCTCGGCTACATCGCCCGCCAGTTCATCGAGGCCCAGTCCGATCCCGCAAAACTCCTTCATGTCGTCAACAACCACTTCGGCCTTCCCTTCCGCGAAAAGCGCGCCGTTATCGGCGATGCCCAACTGCTCCAATGTCGCGAGGCTTACCAGCGGGGGACCATTCCCTTCGAGGCCGACATCGCCACCACCTGCGCCGACTCTCAACACGACTGCTGGAAGTACGTCACCGCCGCCTACCGCATCGAGTGGGCCGCCCCCGACTCCTCTGTCGTCCGCGGCTGGGAGCGCGCCGTCATCCGCTGGGGCCGCGCCGGCACTCGCGTCGAACTGCTCGAGGAGGCCCGCTCGCCCGCCCCCTTCGCCGCCGATCCCAACCGCACCCTCACCCCTCACTCCGGCTTCGTCGATCTCGGCGGCGATCGCTCCGACGAGGTCTACGATCTCCACCTCGAGTCCTGGTCCAAGCAGAGCCCCATCCCCTTTTTCTTCCCCATCCTCGGCCGCGGCTGGCAGACCAAGGGCCGCATCTGGTATTCCGAAAACGCCATGCATAAGGGCCGCAAGGTCCGCGTCTTCTTCTGCGATGACGATTCATTCAAGCGCTCCCTCTACCTCGGCGCCATCGCCCAGGCCGCCGAGATCAAGGCCGCCGTCGCCCAGGGTTTTACTCCCGCCGCCGTAGGCCGCCCCGCCCGTCTCTGGATCCCCGGCATCCCTGGCGACGCCCCTCTCCGAGAATTTCTCGACGAGCTGCAGGCCGAGCAGATCGACGCCAGTGGCGAGTTCAAGAAAGTCCGCGGCCAAGCCAACGACTTCGGCGACGCCCTCAAATACTGCGACGCCTGGTTTGAGTACATGCTCCCCCACCTCCGCAAATCCCGGCAGGCAAAACTCGACGAGGCCGGCAAGGCCGCCGCCGAAAACAAAACCCCCGCCCCTGCCCCCAATTGACACCGCCACCGGTTGTCACGTCCTGCTAGGGGTAGCAGGTCAGCCAGCCAGATCATGCGAACGGCCGCGGGCTACAACGCTCGCGGCCGTTTTCGCGTGATCACCGTCACTCCGTCACAGCCCCGTCACTCCATCCCCGGCCCTTTGACACCGCCGCAGGGCAATGGACGCCACCGCTGCCGCTTACTCCGCCTATAAGCAGTACCTCCGCCGCACTTTCTCCGCCAACGTGCCCGGCCTGCGCGCCCTCGCGGATCAGTTTGTCGCCGAGCTCGCCGACACCGTCACCATCACCGCTCAAGCCTTCGAGGGCGGCTCCCACTCCGGCCAGATCACCATGCCCCCCGGCCTCCGCCTCAAGGCCGTCGAAGAGGTCATCATCGAGCTCGATTCCGCCGGTACTGCCCCCCGCCCCTGCACCCAGTCCGTCGCCTACGTCCGCTGACGTTCCGCCGCCATGTCTACCACCATCCTCGACCAGTTCGGCAAACCTGCCACCCCCTTCTACAGTTCCGGCTCCGGCCAGCGCTACAAGGGAAGCGAGGATGACCGCTACCGCCTCAACCGCCCACGCCTCGACGACGACATCGCCAAGCTCCTCTCCCGCGAAAAATTCCGCATGCTGCTGTGCGACTCTCGCTGGATCTACGAGACCTTCCCCCTCATCAACGGCATGGTCCGCCAAAAGCGCGAGTACGTCTCCGCCGCCGGCTGGCTCCCCGAGTTCACCGGTCAGGACGAGGCCTACGGCGAGAAGGTCACCCCCATTCTTCACGCTGCCCTCCAGATCGCCGATGTCCGCGCCCTTTTCGATTGGGATGATCTCTGGGAGACCGCCTGCGGCCTTTGCGATATCGACGGCGGTGCCTTCGAGATTTTTACCAAGACCGAGAAAGGCTTCCCCCAGTCCCAGTTCATCGAAGCCCACCGCGTAGGTTCCCGCGGCACCAGCAACGTCGTCGGCCCTGACGATGCCTACACCGTCACGACAGATGGCCAAACCATCCGCGGCGCCTACGCCGGCCTCCGCATCCTCAACGGCATCATCTACAACTCCGCCGGCCGCGAGGTTGCCTACCGCGTCCTCGGCTCCACCAAGGAGGAAGATCGCGACATTTCCGCCCGCGACATGCAGCACATCTGCGAGCCAGTCTGGTTCTCCGAGGGACGCCCATTTCCCACCATCGCCTGCGCCATCCTCGACTGGTACGATGTGAAGGAAGCCCGCGAGTTCCAGCGCATCAAGCAGAAGATGAATTCTGCGATCATGGCCACCGAGTCCAACGAGGACGGCGAGGCTCCCCCTGAGACAGTTGGCCCCGAGGGCAGTGTCACCCCCCGTGCTAAGCCCACCGATGGCACCCCCACTTACCAGGTTCTCGCCGGCGGTCTCATCCGCTACCTCAAGGCAGGCTCCGGCAAGCTCGATATCCACACCGCCAACGATCCCTCCGATGGCTGGCGCACCTTCGACAAGACTGTTGTCGGCGGTGCCTTCTACGGTGCCGGCTGGCATATCGGCATGATGGATGCCGCCGAGCTCGGCCGCTCCCCCATCTACGCCGTCCAGGACTGGATCAACACCACCGTCGCCCGCCGACACCGCCGCCTCAAGTCCTTCGTTCTCCGCTCCGTCCGCCGCACCTTCGCCACCCTCATGGATCGCAAGGATGTTCCCCGCCACGCGGAATGGGCCATGTGGGACATTCCCGCTCCCCCTGAGTTTTCCGTCGATGCCGGCCGCGCCCAGCAGGCCGACCGTGACAACATGCGCGCTGGCATTGATTCCGAGCGTGCCGTCATTCGCCGCACTACCGGCCGCGACTACAAGACCGTACTCCGTGAGCGCGCTGCCTTCCTGTCGCACCGGAACGCTCTGGCAAAGAAATACGATCTCGATCCCGACCAACTCGCCACCCTTTCCAAGCCTGGCGACAGTAACACTATCGCTTCCGATTTGGCCGGCAATACCGCCACGGAATTGGAAGAAGGCAAACAAGCCACTGCCGACGCGCAAAACCCGGACCAGCCCAATAACCAGTAAAAAGCTAATGTTGCAGCTGCAACATTAGCCCCCTCTCCCATGAAATATCCCCGCATCCTCGCCGCCCTCCGCTCTTCCCGCTGGGCCATTCAGCCCGCCAGCCTGCAGGCCATTTATGATACCCTCGGCGCCCACATGCGCGGATCCCTGCCCGCACATCTTCCCGGCCTACCCGGTGTAGTCGATTACGTGAAGATCGATCGCGTCTTCCCCGAAGCCGCCCTTCCCGGCCAGGCCTCCCCCGCTCCCACCGCTCCCGCCGCGCCTGCTCTTTCCGTCCATGTCATCCCCGTCTACGGCATCATCGGCAAGCACCTCTCCAGCCTTGAGACCATGTGTGGTGGCTGCGATCTCGACGACGTTGAGGAGGAGATCGCAGAGGCCATGGCCGATAACAACGTCCGCGCCATCGTCCTTGATTTCAACTCGCCCGGCGGAGTTGTCACCGGCGTCCCCGAGCTCGCCGCCAAAATCCGCGCCTGGAGCGACCAGAAGCCCATCTACGCCTTTTGCGATTCCCTCTGCGCCTCCGCTGCCTACTGGCTGGCCTCCGCTTGTCAGGCTATCGCCGTCACCCAAACCGCCGATCTCGGCTCTATCGGTGTCTACATCGCTCTTGTCGATGATTCCGAGTGGTGGAAAAAGGAAGGCTTCAAGCTCGAGCTCATCAAGGCCGGAGAGTTCAAGGCAATGGGTATCTCCGGCAAGCCCCTCTCCGATGCCGAGCGCTCTCTTCTCCAGGGTGATGTCGACGCCATCTACACCATGTTCACCACCGATGTTCGCGCCGGCCGGGGTGACATCGTCCCCGAGGTCATGCAGGGCCAAACCTTCATGGGTGCCGGCGCCGTCACGGTCCTCCTCGCCGACGAGGTCGTGACCGATCTCCCCACGATGCTCGCCAGCCTCACAGCCCAGCACACCGCGCCAGTCGCGTGATTCCACTTTTGACACGCCCCACAACGCATTACCCGATGAAAATTTTTGAAGCCTCCCGCCACCTCGCGAAGCTCACCGCCCAGTTCACCGCCGCCGGCCTGAACATCGAGGACTTCATCAAGGCCGAGGATGACACCGCCCTCAAGGCCTACCTCGCCAGCCTTGTTCCCGCGGCCGTCGTCGCTACCGACACCAAAAAGATCGAAGCCGTCGAGGCCCGGATCGTCCTTTTAACCCAGGCCCTCGCCACCGCCGGCATTCAGTTGAAAGCCTCCGATGAGGCCAAGGGCCTCCAAGCCTCGGACATCCAGACCGCCATCGACACCCGCATCAGTCTCAAGGCCGCCGAGCTCGCCGCCCAGCAGGGCACCAAGCCCGTCGATACCGACGTCAAGCCCAACGCCGCCGCGCCCAAAAAGGGCGAGATGACCTTTGCCGCCTTCAAGCAACTCTCCGATCACGCCCGCTGCGAATTCATGCGTCAGGGCGGCCGGCTCAACTCCTGACTTTTCGCCGCACCATCACGCCTTTTTCTCTCACCGCCTGCCTTCCACTCCATCCCATGAAATCGTTACTGAACCTCCTCAACGCCATCGCCGGCTTGTTCCTCCTCGCCTGCTATCGCGCGCTGCAAAGCTCGCCCTTCGGTGCCGCGCCCGTTGCGCTCGGCGTGAATGCCTATGACAACCTCGTCGCCGATTTCTACAAGGCGATGGATGTGGTCTCGCGTGAGCTGGTGGGATTCATTCCCTCCGTCGCCCGCGACAGCACTGCCGAGCGCTGCGCGTTGAATGCCAACGCCGTCCGCTCTGCCGTTGCTCCCGTCAATAGCGCTGCCGGTGACAACACCCCGGCCATGGCAATCCCCTCGGCCGCCTATCAGACCATTGGCAATAAGGCCCTGCAGATCACGAAGAGCCGCTTCGCGCCCTTCTCCTGGACGGGTGAGGATCGCGTCGCCCTTGAGAGCGGCGGCAATTTCCTCACCATCAAGCAGGGCCAGATTGCCCAGGCCATCCGCGCTCTCTGCAACGAGGCCGAGACCGATCTTGCCACCGCCGCCTACAAGGGCGCCTCCCGCTGGTACGGCACCGCTGGCACCACGCCCTTCGCCTCCACCCTCGCCGCCACCGCGCAGGTCCGCAAGATTCTCGCCGACAACGGCGCCCCCCTGAGCGATCTCCAGCTCATCATGGATACCACGGCCGGCGCCGCAGTCCGTACCCTCACCCAGTTGACCAAGGTCAACGAGGCGGGCGAGGCTTCCATGCTCCGCCAAGGCACCCTCCTCAACATCCACGGCTTCTCCCTCAAGGAGTCCGCCCAGGTCCCGACGCCCGCCGTTGGTGCCATGGCCAGCGCCACCTCGACCAGCGCCGCGTTCACGGTCGGCCAGACCGTCATCCCGCTTGCCACGGCTGGCACAGGCGTCGTCGCCGCCGGTGACGTCATCACCTTCGCCAATGATACCAACCAGTACACGGTGGCCTCCGTGACCTTCGCTGGTGCCAATCCCGCCTCGGGCGACACCATCACGCTGCAGGAGCCCGGCCTACGCAAGGCGCAGGGTGCCGCCACCCGTGCCATAACTGTCGTCGCTGCCGCGGCGCGCAATGTCGGTTTTGATCGCAATGCCATCCAGTTTGCCACCCGCCTCCCGGCGCTGCCGGAAGAGGGCGATCTGGCCGACTTCCGCGAAGTGATCACCGATGACCGCTCCGGCCTCAGCTTCGAACTCGCCGCCTACAAGGGCTTCCGGATGGTCACGTACCACGTCGCTATCGCCTGGGGCCAAGTTGTCGTCAAGCCCGCTCACGTCGCCGGCCTCCTCGGCTGATTATTTCGGTTGCTGCTCAGTAGGTCATCATGCTCGCCCCCGGCCGGTGTTAAACCGCCGGGGGCTTTTTCGTCCTAAAATCTTGCCATGCCTTCCTTCGGCCCTTCCCAAATCCGCCGCTACGCCGCCCAGGGCGCCATTCACCGCGCCCAGCTCTGGGCCGTTTCCGTCACCCTCGCAGCCACCACCGCTCCGGCCTATACCTTCGCCAAGAGCCCTTCGGGGGTTACGCGCACCGCCCAAGAGCAGGGCGCTGGCTACGTCGAGCGCACCATCGCAACCTTCCTTGTCCGCAAGGCCCTTGCCCTCACCATCTCTGTCGGCACCGAGTTCACCATCCGCACCAGCGCCATTAATGCTGCCGAGGAAGGCACCTCCTGGCGCGTCTTCGACTACACCCCCGGCGCCACTCGCGAAGAAGACCGCTGTGTCTGCTTCAAGCTCGATTGATCCCATCACTCATAACCCCGCCTTTCCATGGCCCTCACTTCCACTCAACTCGCCGCCTACGCCCGCCTCTTCGATGTCCGCACTCAGGTCGTCAAGGCCTCCCGCCAAATCCTCGATGACGGCGGCATCTCCGCCCTTGGTGCCGGCGAGGGAAATCAGGCCGTCCCCCGCTATCTCACCACCGTTGATTTCTCCCGCGGTGCCTTCGATCCCACCAGCAAGTCCCCCCTCGCACAGGATCTCGGTGCCGGCCCCTACCGCTCCAGCATGTATTCCCGCTTCACCGGCATCCTCTCCATCATGAATGCCGTCCCCTTCGAGACTGAGCAGAAGTCCGGCTCTGCCTATCTCACCGAGGATCACCAGCGCCTACTCGATCAGATCACCGCCCAGGAGCTCGCCCTCTTCATGGAGCCTCTCCAGCCCTTCACCTTTGCCCTCCTCCCCAATCTCGATGTCCTCCGCCTCATCCCCATCGAGCCTGACGAGCGCCCCGTCAACGAGCGCGAGGTCAACGTCACCTTCAATCGTTTTCTCCTCCACCTCGCCATCCGCTCCGAAGCCTGGCCCGACATCGCCTAACAGGTCTCAGGTGTCCGGATGAATCCCACCCTTACTCTCGTCCGCGATAACATCGACGTCATCCACTACGCCGAGGTCACCGGCCGCACCCTCGCCGGCTCCCTCAAGCGCGCCGGCAAAGGTGTCACCCGCCGCGTCATTGATATCACTCCCCCCGCCAGCGCCGCCACCACTGGCGCTGCCGCCTACCGTCAGGGCCGCATCCGCATAGGCAAGCAGATGTCCGCCATTCTCGCCCCCGTTAAACTCAAGGGCCGCCGTTTGATCCCTGTCGTCTTCGGCCACCGCCTCGCCAAACCGGTCTCCGTCAAGACCCGCGAGCTCTACCCAGACGTCAAGCAGCTCTACAATTCCCAGCTCCACGCCGCCGCCAATGGCGCCCGCCTCCGCCTCAATAATTTCCGCGGACAAAAATTCTACGTCAGCAAGTCCAAGTTCCAAACCGAGCTCAAGCGCCGCCAGGCCAATGTCGGCCGCATGGCCTCCGGCTGGCATGCCGCCGCCCGCGCCCTCGATGTCAACGTCCAGGACTGGATTTCCCGCCACGGATCGAGCCGCGGCAGCGTCAACATGCAGTTCGTCACCTCCCGCATGCGCATCACCGCCCAGAATTTCGCCCCCAATGCCAGCGCCCAGGTCAAGGCCGAGCTCGCCCGCCGCATCCCCTACGCCCTCAAGTATCAGGCCGCCGCCATGCAGCGTGAAATCAATTACCTCGTCGGCAAAAACGCCCTCGAGCACGGCATCAAGACCCGCAACTTTTCCGCCCTCGTCCCCGAGGGCATGATGGGCGGCTAGGCCGCCAGGTCCGCAGTGGTGAACGTCCGCACCACGCCCCGCGCCAGCGCCGGATCCAGCTTCACCTTGAGCAGCGTCCGCGTCCGGCCGATCTCGTAGGCCTCCGGTCCATCCGGATCCCGCAGCATCAGCCCCTCGCCACCGATCCGCGCCACCGCGGCAAAAAGTTCTTCCAGGTGCCGCAGGCTCTTCACCCGCTCCACTCCTACCACCGCCGCCGGCCCCTGCACCACACCCGCCGCCGCCCGCAGCCGTTCAGCCCACGGCCCCAGCACCCCCGGCGCGTCGAAGACCATGAACCGCAGCCCTGCCGCAAAGTTGCCGTGCGTCACCGCCTGCGCCGCCGCCACCTCTTCATCGCCGCCTTCCGGCCCCCGTCCCAGCCACACTTCCCCATCCAGCGCGAACCCCTCCGGCAGCGCCTCACGCCACGCCCGCGGCAGCTTCACTTCCAGTCCCCCGCGCGACCACATCCGCGCTCCGTCCCAATAGGCTCGCGCCCCGCGGTATTTCTCCGAGGCCAGCCACCCGCGCACACTGCAGCCCGTCCAGTGCCGCCCATGGTGCATCATCTCTTCATTGATCACGCCCCTCATCATGCCTCCGCCCCGCCATCCCGCAAGCCCCACCCCCTTCCAAATTCCCGCCCCATTTCCACAGCCCTATCATTTTCCCCCGTTTTGACACCCGCCCACCAATATCCCGGCCCAGCCTTTACCCGCCACTTCATCCACCGCCCATGTCCCTCACCGATCCTCGTTTCACTGATGGCAAAGCCGCCATTCTCGATCCCCTCCTTGAGTGCCTCAACCTCGCCGGCGATGGCACCACGTACCAGCGCTACGATTACCTCTCCGATACCATCGATCGCGAGTCCGTCGAGAAAGAGCATGCCGATGGTGACGGCAACCCCCTCGGCTCTGATACCCGCGAGGGCTTTGAAAAAGGCGCCATCGCCTACCTCAAGGTCAAGGCCTCCTACAAGGCCCCCCGCCCTGGCTACATCATCCATCTCGATATCGGCCTTGGCGATGAATACTACGTCGCCGGCAAGCCCGGCCAGGCCCGCACCCGCGGCGAGCAGACGCGCGGCTCAGTCGCCGCCAAGCGCGCCTATAACCCCATCGTCACCTCCCTCCTTAGTGAAGATTTCGGCCAGCGCAAGGCATTCACCCAGGCCGCCGGCGCCCTTTCTGTCGCCACCGCTCACACTGTCGTCAACACCCGCACTGGTGCCACCGTCACCTGGAGCCTCGGCGCCCGCCCCGGCTACACCGTCCCTGCCTGGCTTAGCGTCAACGCTTCCACTGGCGCCCTCAGCGGCACCGCCGTCGCCGGCTCATGGGAGCTCGATCTCATCGTCACCGATGTTCTCTCCGGCCAGGAGACCCGCGTCGGCTTCGGCATTCTCTCCCTCGTCGTCACCTGATCCCTAAAAACGATCCTGCATCCAGCTCCGGCCGGCGTCTGCCGCCGGAGCTTTTTTGTTTCCCATGCCTGTCACCCCCCAGTTTATCGCCGCCCGCCAGCAGGAGCACCGCAATCGCCTGATTGCGCACCTCCCCCAGCCTCCCGCCCTGCTATTCCCCATCCGCCGCCCCACGGCCTTCTGGCCCCGCCTCTGGTCCTTCCTCCGCTGCCCCCAGAGCCACATCCGCGTCAACATCGTCCACCTCACCGAGCGTCACCGCCTCGAGCTCACCTTCGTCCAGAACGCCTTCTTCACCGGCCAAAACGCCCTCCTCGGTGATGTCCAGCTCTTCCTCTGGCGCCTTCACCCCTTTTTCTCCCGCCCCGATGGCACGCGCCCCAATCAAGTCCATTCCGTCCATCTCCAGCGCGACTCCCACCGCGCCCGCCGCCGCATCGCTCGCCTTATCCCCCTCATCGATCTCCACGCTGCCGAGATCATCATTCACTCCTACCTCGCCACCACCGCGCAGGATTTCCAGTCCAGTGACGATACCCCCACCGGCTCCCGCGTCCGCTCCCGTCTCCTCCCCGAGACCTGCTACTTCGATGATCTCTGCGATTACCTCATGCAAACCTGGCACATGACTCGCGCTGAGGTTCTCGACACCCCCCGCGCCCTTCTCTTCCAGCTCCACCGCAACCGCCTCCTTCGCGAGCCCGATGGCCACCTCAACGTCTTCGCCCCCAGCGACCGACTCCTCGCCCACGCCTAACTCGTCCATCAGGTCCATTTAGTCCATCCAGTCCATGAGCGCTGATCTCTTCTACTCCCTCGGTCTCGACGTCACCGATTTCAAGGCCGGTGCCCGCGCCGCCAACGAGCAGGCCGATGAGATCAAGAAAGGCCTCCGCAATTTCAAGGATGTCATCGGCGCCGGTGGCGTCGGCTTTGCCGTCCTCGGTTTCTTCCGCGCCGTAGTCACCCACGCCCGCGAGTCCAAGGGCGCCGTCGATGAAAACACCGCCGCCGTCCAGCGCTTCGGCGCCGCCATGGAGCAGAATAAAAAGGAGGCCCTCGGCTGGGGCGCCCAGTTCCTCGGCACCCTCAACCGCGTCGGCGAGATCCTCGGCCTCATCGGCCGCATGCAGATCGAGGGCGGCCAGGGCTTCTGGAAGTCCCTCCTTTCCGGCGATGTCTCCGCCGCTCTTGGCTCCTACAAAAAGGCATATACCGATGTCACCCGCGAGCACCAGCGCGACGTCGAGCTTTCCAAGGAGGAAATCCGCATCGCCGCCGAAAAGCAGCAGTACGCCGCCGAGGATAAGCGCCTCCGCGATGAGGCCACCCGCCTCAACGAGCAGGAGCGCTCCTACTGGCTCGCCAACCTCACCTCCCAGGAGCGCGTCAACCAGCTCGCCAACGAGTACGCCGCCATCAATCGCCAGCTCGCCGATTTCCAAGGCACCGCCCTCGAGCGCCGCGAGAAGGAGAACGACCTCCGCAAAACCGGCCTCGCCCTTCTCCAGGCCAACCACGACCTCATCAAGGAGAACGCCCAGAAGGAAAAAGAGTCCGCTGCCGATGCCAAGCGCGCCGCCGCCGATCGCGAAAAGTTCCTCGATGATCAGGCCAAAAAGAATGAGGAAATCGCCAAGCTCCAGCTCAAGGGCACCGAGAACCTCACCGACGCCGAGAAGGTCCAGCTCGAGATCCTCACCGGCAAGCTCGACAAGCGCAAAGCCGAGGCCGAGATCGCTCTCCTTCTCGCCAAGGGCGTGGAAAACCTCACCGATGAGGAGAAAAAGCGCCTCGCCGCCCTTACCGGCCAGACCGCCCAAATCACCAAGCAGCTTGAGAAGGTCAAGGAGCAGGCCGCCGTCATCATGTCCATGAACGTCCGCGGCTTTAAGCAGTTCGGCGAAGCCGAGGATGATGCCCTTCGCGACCTCATCGCCAAGTCCAACTCCCAGATCCAGCGCAACCAGATCCTCCTTTCAACCAGCCCCGATAGCCTCACCACCCGCATGGATATCGCCCGCCTCCAGCAGGAGGCCGCCAATGCCGCCCAGGAGCTCGCCTTCCGCCGCAACTTCGAGCGCGACCTTGAGCTCGGCGGCGAGGAGCGCGCCCGCCGCAACTTTAAGGGCGATCCCCTCCAGTTTGAGGAGGTCCTCCAGCGCATGACCAACCAGTGGCAGAAGCAGGACAAGACCAACCAGCTCCTAGAGAAAAACAACCTCCATCTCCAAGCCGGCTTCACCCGCCTTGCTGAGCAGCTTAAGGCCTCCACCGGCCGCAACTGATCCTTTCCCATGAGCCAGAATCTCCCCTTCTTTCAGGACGGTTACTTCCCTCCCAGCGGCAAGGATATCACCGTCCGCTCCGTCCCCAAGTACCCCTTCCGCGATCGCCAGCTCCCCGATACCACCTCCCGTACCTTCGAACGCCTGTACCTCATCAACCCCGGCACCTACACCCCCCGTATCGCCGAGCGCACCATCGGCGTCCCCGATACCGATCCCGACAACGCCACCGCCTACCTCGCCGCCGAGACTGATCCCGAAAACTACAACACCACCCGCGGCCTTGTCCGCCGCACCTTCGCCCACATCCCAGCCGATCAGGTCTCCTACGGCTCCGAGTTTTTCTCCCGTCCCGCTCTTCACGATCTCAAGTCCGGCTCCTTCTACGCCGTCTCCTTCGACGATCTTCTCACCAGCCATCTCTTCGATGCCCGCAAGACCGCCTCCATCGGCGCTCCTGCCACCACCTACCTTACCCTCGGCAACCAGCTCGCCGTCCTCGCCCATCAGCAGGTCGAGATCACCCTCAACACCGGCACCTCCACCTTTTATCTCGACGATACTGACGCCACCATCAAGGACGCCCTCTCCACCGCCTGGACTGGCAATACCTCCGGCGCCGCCTTCTTCTACGTCGGCCGCTGGAAGTACGGCCTCCGCATCACTTGGGCCGGGGCCTCCGTCACCGTCCGTGCCATCAACCTCACCAGCACCGAGGTCGCCATTGGCGGCAACACCGTCACCTTTGGCACCGCCTCCAGCTTCGGCCCCGTCGAGATTGTCACTGCCCAGACCGTCCTCACCTCCGTCCGTCCGGTTTCTTCCGTTGGCCATACCGGCGTCGCCGGCAATCGCGTCGCCCTGTACAACAACGACCGTCTTGTCGCGCTCTCCACTGTAGCCGTCGCCACCACTGATGCCTTCACCATCCCCACCAAGGACCTTCCCGACAATGATGCCGTTGTCACCCACTGCGTTTTCGACAAGGATGGCTTCCGCGTAGTCAACGGCACCAAGTCCTGCAGCATTCGCGCAACCGAGAAGTTTTACCTCCCTGGCGTCACCACCGGCATCACCACCGGCGCCGATGTCCCCGGCGTCCCCGTCTACACCGATCCCCTTGCCTGGTTCGGCCGGCTCGTCGCCACCACCAAGTCCAGCGCCACTGCAACCGCTGCCACAGATCGCCTCGGCATTTCCACCCACGGCATGGCCACCGGAGATACCTTTTGGCTTGGCGCCATCGGTAGCGGTGCCGGCAACCTCGCCGTCCGCACCCAGTACTGGGCCATCTACGTCGATGCCAACAATATCAAGGTAGCCTCCAGTGCAGATAATGCCAAGGCCGGCACTGCCATTGATATCTCCAGTGATGGCACCGGCCTCACCGTCTACATCCCCACCCCCTGGCCAGACCTCACCGCCACCAAGCTCACCTCCTGGATGGGCCCCATCGTCTCCCGTACCGTCGAAGCCGTCCAGATGTCCGACGCCCTCGAAACCCGGCTCCCCGCCGCCTAAGCCCGGGTCCATTCAGTCCATCACGTCCATCCAGTCCATGGTTCGGGCCTTTGACACCGCCCCACCCATGAATGTCCACCCGCCTCAAGTTCCCCAAGGGCTCATCCTTTTCATTCATTCGCCAGTTCATCCGTGACGGCGATCCAGTTGATATCACCAGCGCCACCCTTTCCGCCTATCTCAAGTACTCCCCTGACGATGCCGACGTAGATGCCATCGCCACTCTCACCGTCGCCGTAGCCAATTCCACCCTCGGCATCGTCCGCGTAACCATCGCCGCCGCCGATACTGAGGATCTAGCCCGCTCCATCGAGTACTACTGGCGCTGCCAGGCTGATCTTGGTGGCGGCGATATCGTCACCCCCGAGGCCCTCCACGGCCCCGTCTCCCTCACTCCCGCCATTCAGCTCATCATCGCTGATCTGGCCGATGAGGAACTCGATGCTTCCGAGGCATCTGCGCTCACCCCCGCTCCCGGAAGTTTCCTCGGCATCCGCGCCGATCTCACCAGCGCCGCACTCCACAAGGCAGTCGTCACCGCCGGCCGCACCCCCCTCCCATGGGTCATCGCCACCCTTGAGTCCGGCACCTTCGTCACCTGGACCCTTCGCGCCCGCACCGTCGACGACGATCCTGTTACCTACCCCGACCAGTTCCGAGTCCCCGACGATTACCACGCCACCACCAACTACGTCATCTGGGTCCGCAGCTCCCTCACCTGATCCCCATGCGCCTTCTCCTCACATTTCTTTGCCTGGCGTTGCTGCCTTTCGTCCGTGCCCAGACGCCCACCACCGGCAACGTCACCGCCAACCGCAACACCGGCGCCCTCGTCAGCCCCACTGCGGCCCTCTTCGTCAGCGGCAACAGCCTCCTGACCACTTCCGCCGTCGCCGCCGCTTATCAGCCGCTCGATAGCGATCTCACCGCCATCGCGGCCCTCAGCACCACCAGCTATGGCCGCAGCGTGCTTGCCCTGGCTGATGCCGCCGCCGGGCGCACCCTCTTCGGTCTTGGTACCCTCGCCACCCAATCCGGCACTTACTCCGGCACCAGCAGCGGCACCAACTCCGGCGACCAGACCATCACCCTCACTGGTGATGTCACCGGCTCCGGCACCGGTTCCTTTGCCGCCACCATTCAGGCCAACTCTGTCGCCCTTGGCACCGATACCACCGGCAACTACGTCGCCACCATTGCCGACTCCGGGGCCACCGAGATCACCGTCGCCAATTCCGGCACGGAAAGCGCCGCCGTCACCCTGGCCATCGCTTCCTCCATCGCGCGCGATAGCGAGGTCACCTCTGCCATTTCCGGCCTTTCTTCAGTCTATCAGCCGCTCGACTCCGATCTCACCGCCATCGCCGCGCTCACGACCACGGCCAACGGTCGCAGCCTGCTCACGCTCACTTCGGTTCCATCCGGTGCTCTCGTCGGCACGACCGACACGCAGACGCTCACGAATAAAACGCTCACGGCGCCCATCCTCGGCGCAGCAACGGCAACGAGCATCACCGGAGCGACGGCGACCGACGTAACTTTCCAAGGCGGCAGCTCGGGCGCTTCGCTTGTGCTGGGGCAGGGGGGAAAGGGCGGAATCTTTCTATCTCCCAATGGAACCGGAAAAGTTGGAGTTGGAACCGTCGCTCCGATTTCAACAGTGACCATTGGCGATGCTGGCGGAGTCATTGGCGCCGTTGATGCTCAAATGACTATTGCTCGTTACGTTGATGACTCGACGGCAGGAAATGGCCACGGGTTTACGGATGCATCGGTTATTAGCCGCGGTGGGGGGATGGCCTATAACTCCTATGATACTGGAGTTTTATTTAGCGGAACCAACAATTACGACCACTTCACGGCGTTTCAGTCTTCGATAACTTACAGCTCCTCTGGAACGCTTTCAGAATACCGAGGGCTCACCTCTAACCTTGTTACTACGGCAGGGACCGTGACCTCAGCATATGGAGCCGTGACAGCCATGACAATTGGGGGAACCGTTGGAACTGCCTATGGGCTTTTAGTGAATAACCCAACCGGAGCAGGTGGATTAACAAATAACTACGGCGTATATATCACGGAACTGACAAAAGGGTCTGGCTCGAAATACAGCATCTTCGCAGCGGGCGATACCTACTCGCGCTTTGGAAACCTTGAGATGGGTTCCGTTTCAGCATCACCGACGGTCAGGAAGGTGATTAAGTTCAATGACGGAGGATACGCCGACCCTGCCGCTCCCGGCTCGACATCAAGCGGGGATAAACTGATTTTTCAAGATCCCGGTTCTTCTTACCGGAGCGCTATCGGTTTTAACGGCAGCGGGCATACGTGGTTTCAAGGTGCCGGCTTCGCGTGGTGGACGGGTGCGACGCCGACGAATGGTATGTCGCTTAGCGCGGCCGGTAATCTGAGCGCCACGGGGACGATCACGGGTG